GGACATGATAGTGCAGCGAGCAGACGGCCCGATGTAGTCTTAGTTCGACTAATCGGCTTCATCTGCACGTACCGCACTTTCCACGCGTCCCACTGTCCTCTAGCGCGGGCTGGTTTTGCCTCAGATTTACTTGAGATAATTCCAACATCACCAAAAGAAGCAGGTACACGACACCGATTCCATGGGTATGGGACATGCTTAACACAAGCTGTCCAAATCTCATGAAATCTCACATCACAAAAGTAGCCATTCGTTGTTTGACTGGCATACAATCTGATGGAGTTTGCGATTTGCACCGCATACGGTATTTTCTTCTTAGGATCTTTTCTAAGAAAAAACGGACGGACATTCTGGCCGTCAAACCAGTCAGTTCCGCATGATTCGAAGAAATTTCCGGCCAGGAAACTCTTCTTTTCGTTCACTCGGAAACCGAAAAATCCGAGTGTATCGATAAGATCACGCACATATTCACGGGGGACAATGATGTCATCCCCGTAAACGGATACGTGGTCATGTTGATGCAATGGAACGCACGAGAGAGCTATAGCCGAGAAAATCATCGTCTCCAGCTCGAACGTGAAACCATTACCCATTGAGCTAAATTTCTCCAGCTCAACAAAAGTTCCCTCAACTTCAGTTCGGGGGCTCCTTAAAACATCAAGAAGCTCGAACCAATCTCGAGGGAGCATCATCTCAACACAGCCAATGCTCATGCTATCGCTAGCCGCAGATAAATCTACGGTTGCTAACGATAACTCCTGAGCGCGAGAAGCCAAGTACTGGTTCCTCTTTTGAGTGTTGATATCGATCCCGAAGCGCTTTAGAGTCCGTCTAAGTATACGTCCTACCCCAAGCTGACAGAAGATATTCAGCGTGGGTTCGATACATATACCTCGATCGGTCTTAGCATTCTTCGGAACGGTTGTAAACCGATTCCCTTGTACGATGATAGGATCGCGACGATCCTGCCACCATGCATCGCCAAGTATGGCTTTGTAATAAGGAATCAGTTCGGCGGTAAGATGAATTTCTTCATCAAATTTATCCGACAGAACGCAACCACGTCCTTTAACAGCCGTAGTAGCACCGGGCCCAAACCTGAAGTTGCTTTCGATATATTGAAGCTTCTCCAAGTCTAAGCGACCGACCATCTTCATCATCAATTTCCTAGCCTGAAAAGCTTTCTCAGGGATTGGAATAGACGAATCATACAGTCGATTGTTTACCGATGCACACCACGCCTCGCTGGCATAAAATGCCTTGAGCGCTACGGCACTGCGATCAATACCTAAAGGGAGGTTTTGACTCTTCTGCATCATACTAGTAACCAAGTAATCGTCAGCGAAATTACTGGCGTCTTTGTAATTACTAGCATCAACTTCCAAATCAACCAACTGCTGATATTCCCCATGCCGAAGCATGAGATCAACAGTTAGAGCCCGGGGGGTATTAACTACAGCACACATAGCGTGTGTTACAGTACGTTCCAAATCAAATTCGGAACGATTATCTACCTCTAAAAATGTAGATAAGGCCATATGTTACTCCTAATAAATTACGTCATTGCGCTAACGACTGCGCAAAAACAAAGCAGCTGTACAGCGAATGCCCCTAGAAACTAAGGACACCGCTAACGAGAAGACCCACTTAGTAATAGGGGTCAAGATCGTCTACATATGCTTTTACCTTCGCCTCTGTCTGTACATCACGAACAAGCGCTGAAAAATTCGCTCGCTCTTGATCAGTCAGAGACGCAGGTATAACGTAACTTATCTCCGCACGCGCAATATCTTTCACTTGCGTGTTCCCATTAGCGTCGACGTACTCAATAGGAAATGAGAACGAAATCTTCGGCTTATACGTG